TTTACGCAACACAAGTAGTCACAATCACCGGTGTTACTGGACATAATGGATCAAAAACAGTATCTGAAATTGTTGATGAATTTACTTTCAAAATTACAACAGCAGGTGCAACTGAACATGATTGGCGAAATATCATCCCAAATGGCTTAGTTACAGTAAATGGTCTGTCACAATACGCAGATGTTGCGCCAGTTGAATCAGCTGTGCTAACAGTTTCACTAGATGTATTTAAAGCACGCACAAGTGCTGGATCAACGCAGCAAGGATTAGATTTTGTGCCACAACCATACATACTTGGACGCACCATTCAAAACAGAATTGTTGGAATGCTTGGCGCTTACATTGATGTTGAGGCTTTAATCGGATGACATTAGCAACACTTCGCGCTAACTTAAAAACAGCTATCACATCAAACAGCAATTATTCAGTTGTTGATTTTGGTGCAGAATTTGTCACCACACCAAGCATTATGATTTTGTCAGCTGATCCATGGCTAGAACCAGTTACTATGGGAAACAATAAAGCCTGGCGTGTCAGATATACATTAGAATTAGTTGCAGCACCAAACACAAACCCTGGTGCATTAGTACAACTAGAAACAATGGTTGCAACTGTGCTTCCATTGATTCCCACATCTTGGCAGATACTCTCAGTTTCCAGCCCAAGGATACGGCAAGCGAATACCAGCGATGTGTATTCGGTTGAAGTGTCAATTACTACAATATACAATCCATAAGAAAGGATAAACAAAAATGGCCACATCAGTATTAACAGGCAGACAAGTTGCCTGCACCTACAAAGCAGTGAACTATGATGACCAAATTACCAGTGCAACTGTTACATTAGATGATCCAAACGGAACTGTTCAAACCTTGAATGGATTAGTTGATTATGTAATTGACAAAGAAGTTGGTTCAGTAACCCTTGAAATTCTCCAAGATTGGGGCGTTGCAAGTGGATTCTGTGACACACTTTGGACAGATGCAGACACAGCACCAACAACAGCAGTTGCAATGACCTTAACAATTAACACAAAAGTTATGACATTAAGTGTTATTCCAAAGCGCCCAGATTTCGGTGGCGCTGCACCGGATGCATTAACTGTTTCAGTTACAATGCCAATCCGATCAGTATCAATAGCGTAACTATCGAACAGGGGTCACCTAATGTTTAAGATACAAATAGAATGGAAACTTGCAGATGGAAAGTCTTTTGAAGAATGGACTATCCCATGGGAGATTGCACAAGCTGAGAAAGAAACTGGCACAACTTTCTTGGAACTATTCAAACGAGAATTGCCACCAAGCATTGAACAACAATTCTGGCTTGCCTATCAAATGCAAAAACGACTCAGTGACAAGCCGGTTGGTCGCTTTGAAGATTGGCGATCAAGCGTTGTTCACATCAATTCAAAGGATTTTGCAACAACAAATTTTACACAGCCGGAAGCATAGAAAGAAGTTTGATAGAACTGGCCGTCATTTCGCGCCAGCCATTGTCAGAGTTCAAAACGCTTTCGGCCGAGCAGGTATCAACAATTGCAGATGTGGTGAATAGATATCATGGCGGCTAAACCATTTCAAATCAAAATTGCTGATAAAGACATACTTGCCATTCTTAAAACTTTTAGCAAGATGGATGAGATAGCAAAAACAGATATGAAAAAAGCAGCCAACGACATAGCAACAGTTGCAGCATCTGCTGTCGGCTCAGCTTTACAAGCAACACCACAAGGGCAAGCAATTGCTAGAACAATCAGAGTTTCAAAATCAAGTAAATCACCAGTTATTACTATTGGTGGTGGAACTTCAAAACTTAAATCTGGCACTCCAGTTGGTGAGATTCTTATTGGTACAGAATTTGGTGCTTACAACAACATCAGACGAGAACGCAAATCTGGAACATATGTTGGCCTTAGACAATTTGACAAAAGGTCGCCACGCGAGGGCAGAGGCAATGCAGGTTACTTTATCTTCCCAACACTTAAAGCGCTTCAACCTTACATAACACAACAATGGGTTGAGCAAGTTGATAGAATAAGACGTGAGTGGAAAAGTAGGGTTGCATAATGGCTGACATTAGAACATTGAAGTTAGAGTTGCTTGCTGACACAGCGCAATTTTCAACTGGCTTAAATAAAGCAACAACTGAAACACAATCATTCACAGGCAAGATTGACAACATTGTTGCAACAGCAGCTAAAGCATTTCTTGGTCTTGCAACAGCAGTTGGAACAGCAGCATTTGCAATTGGTGTCTCAGCTGTTAAAGCAGCCATTGAAGATGAAAAAGCCCAGGTTAGCCTGGCTCAAACTTTACGCAATACAACTAAAGCAACAGATCAACAAATTGCAGCAACCGAAGATTATATTGATGCCACAGCTAGAGCAACCGGCATTGCTGATGATCAATTAAGACCATCATTAGATCGTCTGGTCAGGTCAACACAAGATGTCACCAAAGCACAAAAACTTCAACAACTAGCATTAGATATTGCAGCCGGTACAGGTAAAGACTTAGCAGCAGTCACAGAAGCACTTGGCAAAGCCTACGATGGCAACCTTGGTGCTTTGAAAAGAATTGGTGTTCCACTTGATGAGAACATTGTTAAAACAAAAGATTTTGATGGTGCAGTTAAAGCATTGTCTGAAACATTTGCAGGTCAGGCTGCAGCAGCTGCTGAAACATTTGCTGGACGTATGTCAAGAATTAAAATTGCTGTTGATGAAGCCAAAGAACAAATTGGATTTGCCTTGTTGCCATTCTTAGAAAAGTTGGCAAAATTTGTAACAGATAATCTAGTTCCAGCACTTGAGGGCTTAGTTAATGGATTGACTAGAAGTGGCAAACAAGGATTGACTAGAGCATTTTATGATGCCGGGACTGGTGCAATTACTTTTGGTTATGACATGGAAACAACTGAGGGTGCAGCATATTTACTTGGGGAACAAATTAGAAATCTTGGAGATGCAATAGGCAAATTGTTACAAATTGATCCTGCAAGTGGTGAGAGTTCATTGATTAAGTTAATTGATTCTTTCACAGCACTTATTGGAAAAATTGAATCAGCAATTGCAGCATACGAAAGATTCAAAGAATCATTTATTGGTGGCGCATTGATAGACATTTCAACTGCACCAATTAGAGCAGCAGGACAATTGGCAGCAGGTAACCCTAGAGGCGCAGTTACTGTTGTGAATAACTTTGGTGCAACTAATTCAAAGGCTCAAGCAAATACAGTTGTTAAATCAATCAATAATGCTGCAAAGGCTGGCACAGTTAACAAATTTGTTAAGCCAATGATTCCAGGCAGATAATCATGCCTTGGTCACCAAACGCCACAGTTAAAATCAACGGCACAGCTGTAACCAATTACACCCTTGAGGGTGTTCAAATCAGCATGGGTCGAGACAATGTGCAACAACAATCTTCAGCAGGATATGCCACAATTGATTTCTTAGATTTGCCTTACACAGATGTTGAAATCTTTGACACCATCACAGTTACCCTGGACAATTACACAGGTGTTGATACCACAATCTTTACTGGCTTAGTAACAGATGTTTCAGTTTCAGTGCTTGATGCTGGCACAACAAATACTTTTATCACACAAATTAGTGCATCTGGTGCGCTTTCAGAACTTGCAGCTAAAGAAGCAAACATTGTTGGTTATGCCGAACAAAAGGATGGTGACAGGATTGTCTCAGTTGTCACTGACACTTTTGGCCTTAAATGGAATGAATTACCTGCAACACAAGTGTGGACTGATTACACAACTGAAACTTGGGCTGATTTGCTTGGTGTTGATATTTCAGCAATTGACACACCTGGAACGTATGATCTGTTTAGTTCCGTTGCTGCACCAGAGCCTTTAAATGCTTTGAATTATGTTCAGATTGTTGCTGACTCAGGTTCAGGCTTTATCTATGAAACTACAACTGGTGGCATTGGTTACCAAGACCAGGATGCAAGAGCCGATTATGTTTCAGCAAATGGCTTTGTGAATGTATCTAAAAATTTTATTTTGGCTGATGGCATCAATGTGACCACATCACGAAATGACATCATCAACGATGTAAGAGTTATTTATGGCGCAGCACAAGATGTTATGCAAGTTGAGGAACTTGATTCAATTAGTCAGTACGGCAGGGTTACACAATCAATTGAAACATTTTTGAAGAACTCAGGTGATGCTGATACTTTGGCAGATCGTCTAGTACTTCTTAATGCTTACCCATCACCAGTAATTCAGGGTATTCAAATACAAATTGATGCACCAACAATGACCAGTACTTTGCTCAATTCTTTGGTCGGTGTATTTTTTGGCATGCCTGTATCTGTCACAGACTTTCCTGCACTTTTGTACCCAAATCAATTCTTTGGTTATGTTGAGGGATGGCAATGGGACATTGACCGATTTACTGCTAGACTCACCTTGAATGTTTCAGACTTCACATTCTCAGCTGTGCCTGTGGCGTGGCAAGATGTATATGCTGGTGAAATTTGGAGTACAATAGACCCATCACTACAATGGCAAGATGCCTTATTAGGAGTCAATTAACAAATGGCAACAACTACACCAAACTATGGCTGGACAGTTCCAACTTCAACTGATCTTGTCAAAGATGGCGCAACAGCAATTGAGACTTTAGGTGATGCAATTGACGCATCCATGAACACAGCTCTTGGCACAAAAAAAGCCGGAATGGTATTACTGAATACAACTAGTTTTAGTGCAGTATCAACTCAATCAGTAAATTCGGTTTTTAGTGCAACTTATGATAATTATTTAATAAAAGTTAATTCTGCTATGTCAAATAATGGCGTTGGTATGAGTTTAAGAGTTAGAGCAAGTGGCACAGATTTATCAAGCGCAGTTTACAAGTGGTCATACTTTTTTAACTTTTCAACTGGTGCTGCTGTTCAAACTAACAATGCTGATACTGCAACCAACTTTACTATTGCTGGTGGCGTAAATGATACAGGTATTTGGAATATAGAAATGGCTAATCCTTTTGCCACCAAAAATACACATATACAATTTAGAAGTGGTTTTATTAACCCAACACCTGCTGCCTATAACTTTGTTGGTGCCGGGTCAGTAAACAATACAACTTCTTATGATGGATTTACTTTGATACCAGACTCAGGAACAATTACAGGAACTGTGAGCGTGTATGGCTACAACAAATAAAATAACAATTGGTATTGACGACCAAATAGTTGAATTAACTGGTGCAGATAAAGAAGCGTTTTTGGCTGACCAAAAAGCAAGAAAAGACGAAAGTGCACTACTTGAAGCCGAGTATAAAGCCAAACAAGATGCTCGTGAATCTGCTATCAAAAAACTTGCAGACATTGCTGGACTAACCAAAGAAGAATTGGCAAGTATCTTATGACCAACTACAAAGCAATAGCAGCATCTTGGGCAAGATCATTTGTTGCAGGACTTATTGCATGTTATCTAGCAGGCGTTACTGATCCAAAGATGTTGTTATCAGCAGGAATTGCAGCTGTAGCACCAGTGATTCTTCGCTGGTTAAATCCTAACGATTACTCATTTGGAAAAGTTAATGTCAAAGAAGCTGACGAACACTAAAGGCTGGACTGGCAGAGACGCAGCTCTTTGGATGGCCACAGCTCACATGGCTGGCAAGCGTGGAGTCAAAGGCATGTGTCTTAAGACATGTCGCCTAGCCTGGCAAATCCCTGCAAAGTATCCAAGCGCAATCATTGCTTGGAACAACACACCTAAGAAGCACAAATTTACTGATCCAATGAAAGCACCACTAGGGGCAACTCACTTCTGGAAAGGTGGCAAGTTTGGCCATGTGGCTATTCAATCTGATAAACCTGGTTATGTGTGGAGTACTGATTTACCTGTCAAGGACACAGTAGGAAAAATTTATTACACAGGCGTGACAGATGCTTGGGGTTCAAAGTATCTTGGTTGGACTACGCAATTGAATGGGGTTGATTTAAATGTCTAAGGATCACAAGATTGAAATACCCGATGTGTTTGGTGATGCACTCATACAAGTTATGAATGCAGCTCATGCAAAAGGTGAATTGGTTACTGGCTTTGTTTGTTTGTTGGAAACATACAACGGCAAGCGCAAGAAGATGATCACAGTTACTTCACCAGAGATGCCTGAATATCAAGCATACGGAATGATTAACTTTGCATCCATAAACTTTGAGTACGCTGACTCACCGGACGATGATGAAGATTTTGACTCAGACGATTATGACCCGGACTGGTACAAACGCCAATGACAATTAACGAAATAGTCGGTGTTGTCAGTGTGTCAGCAACTATACTTGTATTGATGATTCGCCTAATAGCGATCCAAACCAAAATCAAACAAACATTGTTCCCTAATGGTGGATCATCACTAGCTGACAAAATAAATGACATGAAGATTGATTTATCAAAATTGCAAACAAAAACTGATATGATATGGAGTGATGTAATCGACCTCAAGAAAAAGAGGTAAGTTTATTAAGCGTTACTTAATACTTTCAGATTTGCAAATCCCATTCCATCATAAAAGGAATGTTGAAAAAGTCTTAGACTATATATGGGAATCAAAAATTGATGGCATCTTTTGCGTTGGTGATGAAATCGATGTTGCAGAACTTGGTGCATTTAACAAAGGCACTAGAAAAGAATTTGAGGGAACACTTCAAAAAAATTTTAATCTAACCCATCGAATCCTGGGTGAATTTAGAGAAGCCCTTGGATCAAAGAAAAAGCCATTTGTGCTACAACGATCCAATCACAGCCAAAGAATTGAAAAGTACATTTACAAGAATGCACCAGCATTTGAAACAGTCACAGCTCTAAAGATTGAAAACCTTTTAGGATTGAACAACTTAGGAATAACTTATCAACGCTCAATGGACTTTATTGCCCCTGGTGTAATCATGGGTCATGGGGACGAGGGCAGGATGTACACCACAGCAGGCCTTACAGGGCTAAATTTGGCACTCAGGACAGGCGAGAACGTTGTTTGTGGTCATACCCATAGGCAAGGCATTTCAAAGGCTTCTAGGGGCTTTGGTGGCCGTTTAAACACTATCTGGGGGATGGAAGTGGGACATCTTATGGATTTAAATTCTAGTGGTGCAGGATACATTAAAGAAAAGTCTGCTAATTGGCAACAAGGCTTTGGGCTTTTGTATGTACAAGACAATCATGTTGTACCTCAGCTAATACCGATCAACGCAAAAGGCAAATTTATTGCAGATGGCAAGGAGTGGGGCTAAACACGCCTTTGTAATAAGTCGGCCAAGTCGGTCAAAATAGTGTTATCATGAATACATGCTTAAAACTTCGGATGTGGCAAAGCAACTGAAAGTATCTGCGCGCACCATTCAAAGATGGGCAGACAAAAAGATCATCAAAGCAACAGTGCTTCCAAGTGGACACAGAAGATTTGATGAAACAGAAGTCAACAAAATAAAACAGGGAGAGTAAATGGGATTCTTCAACATTGAAGATTATGAACCAGTTGAAGCAAGACTTTCACGATTCTGGGATCAACACCAGGAAGATGGAAGAATTGAAACTGAACTGGTGTCACACAATGCAGGACATTACATTGTCAAAGCAATTGTGTTTGTTGGTGATCGTCAAGTTGCCACTGGCTTAGCAGATGAACACACAGAACAAAAAGGCGTAAATGCTCGCAATGCTTTGGAGAATGCTGAAACATCTGCAATTGGTAGAGCCTTGGCAAACTTCAATTTTGCACCTAAAGGCAAAAGACCAAGTCGAGAAGAAATGGTCAAAGCAAATGTTGAACAATCATTGGGTGCAACTGAAGTGCCTTATGTTGAAAAACCAGTTACTTATCTGAAGCCTCGCAGGATTGCGACTCCAAAGATGTCTGGTTGGTTACAACGCGAACTCGCAAAGCATCTAAAAGATACCAGTCAACAAAATGCTTTTGTTCAATTCGCATCAAGGCGCAAAGATGCTCAGATTGTTCCGGAATCAAATTTGACATTTGAAGAAGTAAAGCCCCTTTTGGATGACATACAATCAGGCCATCTTGTTGATAACATTACAGCATGGAAACAGGGAATACCAAAGAGCCATGAAACAGCTGAATTTATAGCTGCAGGTGGCGCAGAGGATGATCCATGGACATCTCCGGGATTTTGATGTATATGACACTACTAACCACACCAAAAGATTTGCCTAGCGATTGGAAAGCAATTGCTATGTGCGAATCATCACTTAACCCCAAAGCAATCTCACCAACAGGCAAGTTCATGGGATTGTTTCAATTCTCGCAAGCATCATGGGATTTTGTTGGGGGTAAAGGCAAACCACATGAAGCACATTGGAAAATCCAATTTGCTATGGCAAAGAAGTTGAAAGAAAAACAAGGATGGAACGCTTGGCCACAATGTTCCAAGAAAACAGGGTTGATATGACATTTATGGAACTAATGAACACAGCCACAACAGTGGCACACGCAATACTCATAGCACTAGGACTCACATTCCTGGTGATGTGGGGTGTTGCACTATCTGTTAAACGAACATTCAAAGTAGATGCCAAGAATGACAGATTCAAATACTGGACAATGCGTTGCGATATATGCAAACTTGAATTGTACGGATCATCACAAGTGAGCCTAAACAAAACATTCAACTGGCATGCAATCAACAAACATCCGGATGCACAATGAATAAAAACTACACACCACATGACTACAAATTTGCTAAAGCCTTACAAGAAGCAATAGCACAAGATGTGGAAAACAAAAAGGATTTGTTCACTAACCCACAAGATGCCGAAACAGCCAAGAAAATCATTAGGCGTCAAGTATGAAGCAAAGAGATTATGTAGGTGTCAATGCTAGGCATCAATCAATCATTGCCTCAATGGACAAACTGATTGCCAGATGCATCAATTGTGGTAACTGGACATTCAACAAAAAGCATTGCAGCATATGCCACAAGATCATCACAGGTAAGAAATGACAACAACACAAAAGTTGTTATTCCTTGGCTTATACACATTGATTATGATTTGGGCATTTAAACAATGACAACTTACATTTGGTGCAAAGAATGCCATCAACTCAGATCAAAAGAGCTGTTGCATGAAGATTGTGAACCTAACCTACACACCAAAAAAGCCATTGAAGATGCACGCATAGGCCGAACATATAATGACCTAACTACATTAGATGATGACTTAGATATTGAGGAATTAGATTGAGCGCCAAACTGGTGGGTTGGGCATTAGAGCAAGAGGGCTTAGAACTACAAGAGAAGCTGCTACTCGTTGTACTAGCCGACCACTTCAATGATCAAGAGGGTGCAGCATGGCCATCACAAGAACGCATAGCACGCATCATGAACATAAGTGACAGACAAGTCAGACGAATACAAGTAGAACTAATCAACAAAGGCTTCCTTGAAGTCAACAAAAGACATGGCCAATCAAACATCTACAAGATGGTAGTACCGGACATGGACGTCCTGGTACCCCGGACACGCACGTCCTATACCCCGGACACTGCTGTCCTACATAACTCTTATAGAACTCTTAATGAACGTTACCCGGACAAATTTAAAAAAACACAAATACCAGACAAATACAAAGCACCAATAGACGACTCAGTAGAACCAGAAGTCGCAATCACATACATTAAAGACATAAAGAAGAAGCTGAGAAAAGCATGAGTTACTCAACAAGATACAGAGAACTACGCAAAGCCATACTCAAACGTGATGATCACACATGCGCCTACTGTGGACAAGAAGCAACAACAGTTGACCACATAATCCCAATCAGCAAAGGTGGAATAGACCACGAAACAAACCTGGTCGCAGCATGCACCACATGCAACTATGGAAAGAAAGACAGAGACGCAAAAACATTCGCAGAAAAAAAATACGCAGAGAAGTACACCAAAATTAAAACCAAAACCGGTTTTTTTGCCGGAAATCTAACAC